GTCGGTCGTAAGCTTTTGAAGTATGGAAAAGAAGTGGTGGAAACGGTGTACAAGGATACTTGGGTAGATACGAAATACGGGAAGATGCATACGGCAGCGGAATACATCTACGGAGATACCGACTCGGTGTTCTTCACCTTTCACTTGTCTCAAGATGGAAAGAAAGTTGAACCTCAGCGTGCGCTCGAGGTCACGATTGAACTGGCACAGGAAGCAGGTGCACTTGCCACGCGGTTCTTGAAGAAACCCCATGACTTGGAATACGAGAAGACGTTCCTGCCGTTCTGCCTGTTGTCCAAAAAAAGATATGTCGGTATGCTTTATGAATACGACCCAACGTATTGCAAGCGCAAGTCCATGGGTATCGTCTTGAAACGACGCGACAATGCACCGATTGTCAAAGACGTGTACGGAGGGATCATTGATATTCTCATGACGGATAAGGATGTTCAAAAGTCCATGGATTTCTTGAATAAGATGTTGTTGCAAATTGTCGAGAAAAAGGTACCGATCGAGAAGCTGATGATCAGCAAGTCTCTGCGGTCTTTCTACAAGAACCCCAAACAGATCGCACACCATGTCTTGGCCGAGCGTATTGGTATTCGAGATCCTGGAAACAAGCCCGCTCCCGGAGACCGTATCAATTACATCTATATTGTCAATCCAAAGGCAAAACTACAAGGTGAACGTATCGAAACGCCCGCCTTTATTGAACAGAACAAACTAAAGATTGATTATGGGATTTACATTACCAATCAGATCATGAAACCGGTATTGCAACTGTTTACCTTGGTCTTGTACGATATGCCGAAGTTCCGCCGCAGGAAAGCGAGTTTCCTCTTGGAATTGCAAACACTGAAACAGAGCTTGGAATTCGAAAAATACGAGAAGAAGGAACAGGTTCTGAAACAAAAGGAAGCGGAGAAGATCCTGTTTGAACATATCCTTCGTGACAATCAGAACGATAAGACGGGTAACCAACCCATGACCAAGTTCTTTGTGAAGAAGAATTAGGCTCTATAAGCATTTTAACGGGTGTAATACCAGTTCATGGATAAGTAATTTTGTATGTTGTCTGACATGGACGTATCAATCGAGGTACGATTAGGTCCTGCGCTGTATAGACCCTGGATATCGTCGTAACTAATCGCACTATCATAATAACGAAGCGAAGATATAAATCCATTAAATCCATTATCTGCATCACCGATCAAGGTATCGTAGTAATTTTGTCTCGGCAAATTGTTTAATTTTTTTCGCTGGGTCAAAATTCCATTGAGGTAAATATCTACCGTGGTATTCTCTACGCGTATGGTGATACACATCCATTTCTTGACAGGAATGTTTTTAATTTGGATGGTTTCCATGAAGTCATTGCTTGTTGCACCTGAATCAAACGTATTGACGACCAGAACCAAACCCGCATGTAAATTCTCTTTGCCTTCCAAAGAATTGTCTGCCGCATTTTTAGTGACAAACAGACCAGGAGAGGCATTCAATAGATCAAGGACTACATTCGAGTTGGTTCTTGCGTTGGATATGCCTGTGACGGTTGGTTCCTGGCTTCCCTTTGAAAAAACACGTTGATAAAGATTGTTTTGTATCTTGTTGAGGTCTTCAATATAGACCCATACATTCCAGGTGTATTCCAGCCCATATTCTTGATTGATGGACCTATAAATAGGAACACTCTTCTCCACATTTGGATTAGCAGAGATGGTCTTTAATTTATTTGCACTCACCATTCCATCGATCAAGATGGGACTTTTATTCGAGAGAATATACTGCTGGATTAACGTAATTCCTATATTGAAAGCGGCCATAAACAACAAGAACAATGCCATCACAAAGACAAACCGACTAATGGTTGTGTTGGAATTCACGAATTCTGTTCCTCTTGCCATGTACGACGATTGAGAAGAAGCTTGCACCTGTTCCTTTGCAACATCTGCACGTTTTTGTATCGCTTCTTTAAAGTTGGTCGCCTTTTCTTTGACTTGCTCTTTCAATGTAGACGCCATATTGGAGGTTTTATTCACCATCTTTTTGAAATTCCCACTAATCGTAGAAGGACCCTTGGATTGGTTCATTATAGAAATGAGATATTAAAATAAAATAAATTTGGCAACTTCCGCCGAGTCTTGGTAGAAAGTAAAGTTCGCTTTGTAACGGTTCAGTAGATTTCCCAATAAATTGTCACTAAATCCTGCTTTGTAGATGTCCCATACCTCCTGTGGGGACAAGAAACGTCCGTAGTAACGAGAGTTTGAGATGGATCCAGAGAACCCCTTGTTCCCCTTGCATAGATAGAGCTTGTCAGACGTCTTTGGAGTAAACAGAGGGGTTGCATTCAATTGAGTATCAATGAGCTTTCCGTTGATGTAGGTATCGGTTGCATTTGCATCAAAACAAACCACGATGTTCACCCACTTTTGTATAGGGATGTTCTGAATGGTAATGGTCTGCCGAGACAACTGAGTAGATCCAACTTGTCCGTCATAAATGTCGTAACGGATCAATAGGTTGTTGTCGTTTTTATCGAGGATCAGTTCGGTCGGACTTGCTCCCGGACGATCCAGTGAAATCACATTCTTTTCGGCGCCAAACTCGGTATTCCAATCGTCGATGTAAATCCAGGTACTTAAACTGAAACTTGCGGTAGGGATCGGTAATCCAGAATACGCAAATTCTGCATTGGCTGGCTTGGGAGAGTCAAGGATTTGATTGTAGGTTTTAAACATCGAAAGGGAGGAGGCCAGCAATAAGCCTAGAACCAAGATGAAGACGATCAGTATAATTTTTGTGGTTCCGGTCACTTGATCCGTCAGGACGAAATAGATCGCAATGATAAAAATAATCACCAATAGAATGGAGGTAAAGGAGGATATTTCCATTGTATATTAAAAGGATATATATTTTCAGATAGGCGGAGATTTATTTTGAAACTGTGTATAGATCTTTTCTATTTTATCTGCGGTCAAAGGATATTCGTAATATTTCATGTTACATATACCTCCAATGTTTTTGTTATTTTTTGATCCTACTCGGAATAATTCGTCTGAATACATTTGTGTAAGAGCGTTGTAGGTACCTACTAAATTATTGTTAATGAATAGATCTAATGTACCATACTGATAGTTAAATACCACGTGGTTCCATCGCTGATACAAGACCTTTTTGGTTTTGTAAAGTTGTCTCCGGTTGGTGGTCTCGCCTTCGTTGATCTCTACGGTTAGTTCTTGCGTAGAAGGCGTGTAGTAGAGCGAGGGCTTCGTTCCAAAGCTAACGACCAGCTGCTTTTCTGCACAAAACTCCAAGGTATTGAAATATACCCAAAAGGAACAAGAGTAATGATACATGTTTCCGTCAATGACCGATGGCTTTCCAAGCAATACATAGGGAATGGTCATGACGGTGTCTCCGCTTGCACGAACCGACGAGTATAAAAGTTGTAACGCGTTGACCACGCTTAACAAGTTTGGATTGTTTCGTATGTCATCCTGTAATTCCTTCTTGACCTTATTCTTGTCTTTCTCCCATTCTGCAAGTTTCCTGTTTAACTCTGGATTAATGTCCTTGGACATGTCTTGAAAGATGAGTTGCTTGTATCGTTCCAACGCATTGTACCATCCATAGAGAGTTTGACTGTCTTGGGTTTCCAAAGCAGTAAATCCTTCTTTGATAACGTAGTTGGCTGCCTCGGACGCAGCTTTCTCTGCTCTTTCCTTGAACTCTATTTGGTTTTGTCTGTCCTTTGCTTCTAAATAGACCACAATTTGTCTCGTCCATCTCTCGTAAAAGGGTTTGCTGTAGAAGATCTTTTCGTAGAGCTCAATACGGTTCATCGAGACGGACGCCTCCTGTAGCGATACGGGTCGATCTATAATCGTCACGCCGTCACCTTTGGACCATTCCTTTTGGATCTCTGGAAAAATAAAGAGTACAATGACGTAGAAGATCAATACCACCAATAGAATAAAGGTGGTGGTGGGTGTGTTTGCATAATCTTTTTTCATGTAGTCTACCAAGTCTCGAAGCAAACACGGAATATACATGATAATGTCTACGATCAATCGTAGGATGGGACTATTTAAAGGTGCGTTGTCTCCTTGATGCAATACGGCGAGCACTAGAACGATAAAGCCCATCGTTGCCAAAAAAGAGGTTTCTAATAGGGATCGCGACGTTTCCATGAATTGACCGTATGCCAATAAGAATGCCCAGGTAATCAGTATTGCAAAAAGAATAAACTTGCCTACTCTCAAGAAATGATACATAAAGAGGCTGAATGATTCGGGGAAGGTTTCAGAAGTGTCCTCTTTAAAATGTGTCTCAATAAAATAAAAGGTACCAAAACACAGAACAAAGAAGATAAACAGGATGGATAGTTTGAACCGATCCAAGATATGAAAGGGATTTACCATAAAGACAAAGACACCCACGACAAAAATGAAGAACAAACCGACCATAAACAGGTATTTTGAATTGGATGTATTTGAGGCTCCATCCATTTTATATTATAGTATATTATTTGAAGATTAAATATTCTCCATGGCTGTCTTCTCTCCGTGACAATTTCTACACAAGGCTGCAAGATTATCGACTTCATTAGACCCACCATGTTCGAGACGTGTCTCATGATCGACTTCAAACCAAGCGGTCAAGGGTTGTTGGCACTTTTTACATTTCCATCCCTGCTGAGCAGCCACGTACTTCTTTTTTGTCTCACTCACGCTACGACTGGTTGAGTTTTTTCCAGACGATCGTATCCGTTCCGCTGGATCCTTTTGCAAAAAGGGTTGGATCATCTCCTTGGCTTGCCGATCCATTGGCATGACCTGAATGTATTGTCTAAATGCATTCATAAACGACATGCTTTCGGTTGGGTTACGGTTTACCATGAGATAAAAGCCTAGTCCGAATATGAATATTCCCGCCATTTTGTAATATTTCGTATGTGTTTTGAGACTGTTTAAGATGGCATTATCATGATAGGTATTATACAATAGTCCGCCCGTCAAGAGGACAATCATGAATTTTACATTCATTGTAAAGAATAGAGATAATAAATGACGAGACAAATGGCTATCCCATAATAGATATGATGATTACGTTCTCGGATCTGTTGGTCGGTTCGGTAAAAGGTATCCTTATCCAGGTAAGGTTTATTTTTTTCAATGTGATAAAGACGATAAATCATATAGACATACTCTTGCAATCCCTTTTCACTGTCATAATAACAATGAATAGGATGGTTTAAAAAAAGAGGATAGAGAATGTCTTGATCCTCGCCTGAAACAAAGTAAGGAATGCAGGAGAAGAGTTCCTTGATTTTTTTACGGTTCACCTTGTTTGGTTCATAATAAGAAATGCTTTTTTTGAGGTAAGAAAAAAGGGCCTCATTTATATCTTTCATTCTTGTATAAAATATATAAATAAAACCTTTTTCATTTACTAGATGTACCAGAAACCCAAATGCAATAATTGTGGAGGAAACGGCCACTTGTTTTTTAATTGTAAAAGACCGATTACAAGCTTAGGTATTGTGTGCTTTCGTGTCAATTTAAAAGGCGAAACCGAATACTTACTGATCCAGCGTAAGGACACGCTTGGCTATGTCGATTTTTTAAGAGGTAAATATTCAGAGAAAAACATGTTCCAATTAAAGAACATTCTCATGGAAATGACAGACAAAGAGAAGACCCTGATTTTGACAAGAGGCTACCCCGAACTATGGGCCAAGCTATGGAACAAAAGCGAAGAAGAATATGATTCAGTCAACCGAGACAAATTCGAATTTATCAAGAAAAACTATCGAGATTTATTCGAAGTGGTCTCTCCGTGGACCGAACCCGAATGGGGGTTTCCAAAGGGTCGGCGTAATTTCAAAGAAAAGGACATTGAATGTGCACTTAGAGAGTTTGAGGAAGAAACCGGTTATGATAAGAACCACATCAAACTCATTGAAAACATATCAGGATTTGAAGAAATCTTCACAGGATCCAACATGAAATCCTATAAGCATCGTTACTTTTTAGCAAAAATACCTTATTTTATTTCACTGGACGATAAAAATTACCAGAAAAGCGAGGTGGGTAATCTGAAATGGATGAATTATGAGACGGCGATCACCCACATTCGACCTTACAATACAGAAAAACTGGATATTCTTCGGTGTATACACACTTTGTTGGAAGAAAGTATTATTTTTTAATATGAAAACATTATAATGACAGGAACGGGAACTTATCCAAGCGTAACGAACGCTGGGCTTCAAGGTAAGATTGCCTTGAAAAAGGAATTTGCTTATAAGTATGAGGGAAAGATAGAAGAAATTGCCACGAAAACAAAGTCGATGTGTATGACAGGAAACTCTTTTGAGTTGGCACCTCATCAGGAATTCGTCAAGCGTTTCATGTCCTATGATACTCCTTACAACAGCTTACTTCTGTATCATGGTCTAGGAAGCGGAAAGACCTGTTCTGCAAGCACCATGACGGAGTCTCTTCGAACCTATTCCAAATACATGGTCAACTTTAAAAAGATCATGATTGTAGCCTCTCCTAATGTACAAGAAAATTTCAAACTGCAGCTCTTTGACCCGAGCAAGTTGGAGAAGAAAAAAGGATTATGGGTACTCAATGGATGTGTGGGTAATTCCCTTCTGAACGATCTGAATGCCTACCAGATCAACACGTTGCCAAAGGAGGAACTTGTCTCGATCATCAAGAAGATCATCCGAGACAATTATTCGTTTATTGGATATGTGAGCTTTGCCAATTTTATTGAGAAGTGTCGACAAAGCCGGGATTATAAAAAACTGAAACATACCTTTGAGTCTCGAGTGATTGTCATTGATGAAATTCATAACATTCGTATTACAGATCAGCCCAGTGATAGCATTGGGAAGCGTGTCGCGGGGATGTTGCTTGAACTGGTGAAGAACGTCAAAGGGATGAAGTTTATTTTCATGACAGGTACCCCCATGTATAACGACGCAAGAGAAATTGTCTTTTTATTGAACCTGTTTCGTTTAAATGACAATAGATCCGTGTTGCGAGTCTCGGATTTATTTAGCAAGGAAGGCGAGCTGAAACCAGAGGGAGAGAAACGACTGTTGGAAAGTGCCAATGGATATATTTCCTATGTTCGAGGAGAGAACCCATATACATTTCCTTATTTGATTACGCCTAAAATGTATGCAGATAAGCGTTCTTCTTTCTTGTTACCTAACCCAACCGTGCAATTTAACGAGAAGGAGATTGCGGTTCCTCTCAAATACATTGACCTGTATGGAGCAACCCTTTCCTCTCAACAGGAAGCTGCCTACATGTCCGTATTGGGTCAATTGAATGACGCGATTGAAGACTTTGACTTGTTGGATTCACTTGGATACAATGAACTGTTGAAACCGATCCAAACCCTGATTATCAGTTATCCCGTAGACGGTGGCTATCTCACCGGAGAAGATGGCTTGACACATGTGATGCAATACAAGACAACCAAAACTGATTTTGAATACAAAGAGACCCCTCTACGCGGCATGTTTGAATACGATAAGCTAGGAGTATACAGTGCCAAGATGAAAACTATTATGGACCATATTATTCAATCCGAAGGAACGGTCTTGGTCTATTCTCAGTACATTACGGGCGGTCTTATTCCTTTTGCGCTTGCACTCGAGGAATACGGGTTTAAACGTTATGGTGAAAAGAAAATGTCCCTGTTTAAGGAAAAGAAACAAGATGTCAATGTCTATAATTTGGAAAAAAATCCAGACTACAAAGGTCCGGTCAAAACCGCAAGATATGCTATGATTTCGGGTGATAAATTACTTAGTCCAAATGTGAACGAGGAAATCAGCGCCTTGACCCAGAACAATACCAACGGCGAACGGATCAAGGTTGTCCTCATCTCTCAGGCCGGAACCGAAGGCATTGACTTGAAAAATCTGAGACAAGTTCATATCATCGAGCCATGGTATAACCTAAACCGTATCGAACAGATCATTGGACGCGCACGACGTAACTGTAGCCATAAAGAATTACATTTGAAAGATCGTAATGTACAACTCTTTTTACATTGTGCTTATCTCAGTGACCCGAAAGTGGAGTCATTGGATCATCTCATTTATCGAATGGCAGAAAAGAAGTCGATTAAAATTGGCAAGGTCACGCGTCTATTGAAACAGGCTTCGGTCGACTGTATTTTGCACAAAGAACAACAAAACTTTTCAAAGATCGACCAAACCGTACCGATTACCTTGAGTAATGGGGTTACCATGGATTATATTCCGAAAGATGAACCGTTTAGTAATTTCTGTGATTATATGGAAAACTGCAACTACTCTTGTATGAACACATTGCAGCCTGGGAACAAGGAAGACACGTCGACCTTTTCTTATGCGCATACCAAACAACCCAAGGTATCCGAAAAAGTCAAACAACTCTATCAAATACGTCATGTGTATACTTTGAATGAAATCATTCATAAATTACATAGCACGACGGTGACCAAATTAAACATCATTCGTACCATACAAGATATGATTGAACAGGAAACCATTGTGAGTGATAAATTTAATAAAACGGGTACCTTGGTCATGGTAGGCAAGTTGATCTTGTTTCAACCAGAGGAATTACAAGATCCACAGCTTACTCTATATCAACGAGTACATCCTATTCCCTTGAAACCCATATCGTTTACCTTGGATACGGCGGATGTAAAGGTTCAGGAGGTCCATCCTATGGTAGATGTGATGCGAGCCAATTACGACAAGGCCTATACAAAGGATGAGAAAACGGAGATGGACTGGTATAGCATGTATTACGACGCGAGACAATACATACAAAAGCAGTTCCCCGAGATTGGAACCTCTGAACTCGATCGTTATTTGGTGACCCATTTATGCGAACAATCCAACCTGAAGGAAGAATTGGATTTACTCAATTATCTTTTTTCCAAGTCAACCTATGGACCATTTGAAGAAAAATTAATACAG